ACTACTTTATCCCATTCTTCTTTGTTTTCTTTCACACGTCTCCATTCTGTATTAGTGTGATAAGGACAAAAGATACACGCTGAACGTGGTGGTTTAGGGTAATTATGTTTCTCCATCCACTCTATACAGTCATGACGGCGTAATCGTTTTTCTATTAAAGGAAACTCATTTGTTACATACGAAAACCGACTACGTTTCATACGTACCATTTCATCATATGAGATACCCATTTGTAATTGTACCTTGACATCTTTAGGAACTTTGTGTCTGGGTTTTACTCCCAGAAGTTGTCTAATCTTTTGATTGACAGGTAATACTTTATAGTGCGTGGTGCATTGTCTTTTTAATAAACCTTTTTTGTATCGCTCACCTGTAATCGTGAACACCGGAACATTTAAAAACTTATACTTACTTGTACCCTCTGCTACATCAATCATTTCCTGGTATAAATCACCATGACTTACTATATGTACGGGATAAGATAATTGTGTTTGTAACCATTCAAGCCAATCGTATACAGCTTTTGGTTCGGCCTGGGTATCAGCAAAAATAGCACAGTCTGGTTTAGGAACTTCTCCTTTTTCACCCATTAAAGCTAACGCGCTGCTTTGAACTCCTGCTCCTAATGATAAAACTCTCATGCGTTTCCTTTATCTTTGTCTCGCTCACGATACCACCATCCGGCCATATGTGCTACTGCTATTATCCAACTATCTGTTTTTTTGTCAACTTTCATCTCATCTAAGATTTGTTGGGGGTTGGCTCCTTGCAAGTATAAACGCCGTGCTTCGACCAAGGCTCCTTCTAAACAATCCAATTCCATTAAGAAATCACGTTTTTTTGCCACGTTCTGCCTCCATTATTGCTAATCCGATTTCTTTGACGACTTGCGGGACGACCGAGTTTCCCAAGGAACTGAGCTGAGATACTCGGTGGGGTATCCCATGAGCCAAGCGACCCACTTGGGGTTCAGACTCCCACCATCCTTCGGCGAAGGTTTCGTCTTGTCGTGTGTTATTGCATCTATCAGATTCACTTGATGATTCCCGTCTCGCAAAGTTTCCATGCTCTGCGGACCCCGTTTCCCGTCCCACGCGTTCGGAGTCGGAAAGATTTGTTGTGCTATCACTCTCGGAAGACTGTCGTTGCGTATCCGTCCGTCCTTCCTTTGTTGGGTGTTCTGTAAATTCCCCGTGTCTTTCCAATCTCGAGTCGTTGGCGTTGGATACATCTTCACTGCTGCGGTTAAGTTGTGTTTTGCCGCCGCCTTCTCGCCCTTGCGTTTTATTAAAGACTCGGGATTCTCCTGACCGCTTGCTCTCGGTGTCGGCCACATCTTCTCGTGTACTACTTGTTCTCGCAAATTTCCCGAGCGCGTCCGTCCCTTGCGATTGTTCTGATTCGTTGAGCAATCCTCCTCGTCCCGTGGTGGCAGATGATCCATTGTGTTCGGTGTTGCCCACATCTCCGAAGTCGAAACCTTGTTGTTCGGGTCGGGTTGGTTCGGGTTCTCTCCCACTAAGGCGGTGCGCAATGATCCAGAGTCGATACCGTTGGTGTGGTGCGCCGACCGCGCAAGCTGGAATATTAAACGTCCTTGTGGTGTAGCCCGCGTTTTCCAAGTCAGTGAGTACTTCGTCCAAGCCCAGGTGGATGAGGCCAGCAACGTTTTCTCCAATAACCCAATCGGGCCGTAATTCCTGGATAAGTCTAAACATATCCGGCCAGAGATGTCGGGGGTCGTCTTGGGCTTGTCGGGAGCCTGCGACACTAAAGGGCTGACAAGGGAATCCTCCCACAATAACATCTGGTCGGGTCGGGATATCTTCTTTTTTGACATTCTTTATATCTCCTAGTATCGGGGTTCGGGGCCAATGGTGCTTTAATACCGCTTGGCAATACGGTTCGTACTCTACAAAAGCTATCGTTTCAAAGGGACCTGCAGCTTCTAAACCTCGACTGAAGCCGCCTATCCCTGAAAATAAATCCAATACCTTCACTATCCTAGTAGTCCTATTAAAAAACTACCAATCGCTATTCCTATAAATATAGACATGGGGATTTTTCCTTTCTTTTTCTTTTTCTGGGGTTTCTTGCTCAATCGCATAACTCCCAATCGGTTTTGTTAACATCATTAAGACAATGAGGGCATCGTATCGCACTCCATGAAAAATGATATACGATTGTCGGAGCAGAACACAATGGGCAAAATATTTGTCGTCTTGCCTCGCCTACCCCGTCAATTTTTCGCACTCGGGTGTGTTTGGTTACTTTGCTCACTGTGATACAATACCTAAATCTAACAACACTCCGAACTCAATCGGGTGAATATCCCTTATACTATGTACTTTAACTGAGCGTTCCGCATCTATCCAATACTTATTCCATTGTTTGCTTATGATATCTTGACGAGAATCATCTATTTCTGTGTTTATACCATACACTTCATTTACTAGCATTCTGTCATCCATTTTTACAGTAGTATCTAAAAAGTACCACGAGTATTCAATGTAGGAATGGTCGCCTTGAAAAACCTCGAAGGCGACTAATTGTCTGTGTGCTTCTCCGTACTTCATTATTTATTCTCCTCTAAATAAGTGTCTATTTGTTTTTTCATTTGTTCAAGTACCCCTGCCAAGTGATTGCCTTCTATCTTTTTTAAAACATCATCACTTTCTATTTCTTCTACAAGTGCATTAAATTTGTTCTCATAAAAAAATAATCTATGTTGTATGTTATCCATTATCATTCTCCCTCCTGATATTGATTCCAATTATAAAATTCTGTTTTGTCAAAAGTTTTTGGTTCTTCGTGGGTCTTCCAATCAGAGCCATTCCATCCGTCTGCCTCATGTACGCCTTTACAAAAAGCATCGCGTTCTTCAACAGTATTAAATGTATAAACTTCGGGTTCGCTTTCTGAGGCAATCGGATTCTCTCCCCATAATACCGTTAAATAACACTTTTGTGTGGGCGGGATTAATTTTGTCATTTTTCTAAATCTCGTCATCGTCATCCTCCCATTCTCCTACGGGTTCGCCTTCTGTATGTTCTTTCCATAAAGCACGGACATACTTGTCATCTACTACTTGTATCTGGTCATGGATATAATTCAAAACTTCTCCCAGACTTTTAGGATTCGTGTTTAATGATTCTCCAAAAGCCTCATCATGTTCCATTAACCAATCTTTCATTCTACTCATCATCATTCTCCTGTTGCCATGTATCTATAATATCTTGTTTAAATTGTTTTGCTTTATATTCTCCATTGGCTATTTCTAATAACAGTTCTCGCATATCTGTATCAGTACCTAACCACTTATTAACCATTTCCCATGTTACTTTACTCATTATCTTTCTCCTTTTCTAATAACTTCATTGCTTTTTCTAATCTATCTGTAATTGCATTTAAACAATCCTCTATCTCAGAAATGCTTAAAGTAGTTAAAGAACAATGTACTTCTTCAATTTCATTCCATGCTTCTTCTTTACTCATTATCTTTCTCCCCTATCATTTCATCACGACACGTTCTGCAAACAATCTCATAATCCTCGTCTTCCCACCATGTATCATTACGATGAAAAAAATGTCTTAGTAAATCTTCTTTATTGTCTGCATGAATATCACATCTATGGCATTGTACCGTATCTACCCAATCAATAAAAAAATCTTTGTCGCCTTCTTTATAAGGAACAGTCGCAATCATATAGTGCATACGATTAACAAAATGATATCCTTGACAAATAATAGTTTGCCCTTCGGTATCGATTACTGTCCAAATTTTATTGTTTGGTTGCTTTTTTACATACTCTAAATCTTCGTCATATGTTTCAAAACATCTTACCATATCTGTAGAAGGTTCAGTAATAGGTTTATATTTATCATAAAAAATATCACTATCTATACTGTTTTCTTCTTTCTCCCAGTCATTAGCCCTCGCTGCTAAATAAGGTTTTTGTTTCTCTAATGTTATCATCTTACTTCTCACTTTCTGTTTGTTGACATTAATATATAGAATATACCATGATTAACCATGATAATGCAAGTGTTTTCGTTTGTTGCTCTATATACGGGTCAAATATATTTTTGTGTTGTAAAATGAAAATATGGGAAGAAAAAAGTGTAAAAGTGTAACGAGTCATGGTGCATGGTTCATTAACCATTGATTTTATTAAATAATTTAGGTTATTACTCGTAGCAGTACTCGTTACAGTTCGTAGCAAAAAGGGGTGTTTCGTTACACTTTAGTCTGATGGGAAAAACTAACTTTCTGTTTTGATTTTGCAAAAATAATTTTAGCGTGTATATATAGGATATGAAAAAACTAGAAAATAAAGCTGCAGAGATAGAAGAATCTCATAATCGTAAACTAACAAATAGACAAAAAGAATTTGCTCGTCATTATGTAGACGGAACTCACTCTAATGCAGAATGCGCAAGACTTGCAGGGTATTCTGATGTTAATGGTATTTGTAAAATTCAAGCTCATAAATTGTTAGACAGCAAAAATTTTCCTCATGTTTCTGAGTATATAAAAGAATTAAGAGAAGATAGAGAAAAGAAATATGGCGTTACACTTTTGGGACAACTGAAACGATTTAAAGAATTATCTGAATCTGCGCAAGAAAACGGACAATTTTCAGCGAGTATAAATGCGGAAAGAATTCGTTCAGCTCTGGGTGGTTTAACTATTGATAGGAGAGAAACCAATCATTATCATGCTATTGAAAATATGAGTAGAGATGAAATAGAAAATCGCCTTAAAGAATTAAGACAATCCCATCCACAAATGTTTGTAGATGCAGAATATGAGGAAGTAAATGACAAAGAAACCAGAAAGCCTCTTTTGGAATCAAGTGAGAGCAAAAATGCCGACACATTGGTTCAGCACGAGGATAGAGAATAGAGTCGGGGAAGGTGTTCCAGATGTATTTGTATGCGCAGAAGGATTACCATTTTGGTTAGAATTAAAGGTAACCAAAACTAACCGACTTCACATTAGTTCGGGTCAAATAGGTTGGAATTACGCCCTTCATAAGTCGGGGGGTGTTAGTTTTTTCTTGGTTAACCTTCCCTCAAACAGTAACCTATATTTGTTTGAAGGGAAGGAAGGTCGGGGGTTAAAGGACAATGGTCTAGCAATCTCTGGGTCGGGGACAGTGGTTCCTTGTCTGTGGTCGGGGTCTGATTGGTCGGGACTATTCGGGACTATGCTCGATGTAGTCGGGAGTCGGGTCGGGTCGGGTTCAAGTTCGGGAACCAAAACCAAACGGGTCATGAACAATAAACAGAACCAGGTACTGTCATCTATGGAGCTGCTTACCAGGATGAGTGGCAGCTAATGCCTGGAAAAAAACCCCAGGCCGTGAAACCTGGGGAAAAATTTAAAAGTTTTCGTTAATGTATTCTCGAAGCTTATCAAGAGTTGCTTTTTCTTTTAAGAGTTCTTGGAATCCTTCATCTTCCATAACTATGCCTGGATCTATTAACGCTTCCCCGCACAGTATTTGTATCCAATTTACAATCATTGCTTTCCCCTTTAGATTTGTTAACACTCTTTTTTATACCATGTACCGTGGGAAAAGTAAAGCCCCGAACAGAGAAATATTCGGGGCTAACGGCCTAAGCCGCTCGGGGCCGGCAAGTGTCAACAATCCGGCAGCCGAATTCCAGGTAGTCGGGTCGGGGTTAATATAGCAATCGGGCCTTTTCTTTTTGCAGCTTCTCTTTGACGCGCTCCCAGTAATTATAAGCCCAGGTGCCAGGTGTTATCTCGTCACAGAACAGAGAGACTCTTTCGAGCCTCCCTAAAATTTGTTCTACTTCATGATCGTGTGATGTAAACATTATGCCCTCCATTCAAATTGAGTTTCAGATACACGAATACTCATATCACCACCATTTGCTAATCGAGTCAATTGGTCTTTACGCATATGTATCGCTTCTCCGAAATCGTCTCCACCAACCGCATCACGACATTTATTCCAACAATCGTCGGAGTCGGGTTCATAACCTTTGGCATAAACAACAACATTGTTTTTGTAATCTTTTTCGCCCCAACCGTTCATTAAGTAAATACCACTATCTTTTACAAACAAAAAAGTTTTTTTAGATGTGGTCTTGTCTTGATAAGGCACTTGAAATTCTTTATGACGCAAAGTTTCAAGGGCTAGTTTCTTCAGTTTATCTGAAGCTTTAAAGTGTAGTATAGTCATTACTTTCTCCATTTATTTGTTGACAATACCATATATTACCATTAGACTATATATAATGTCAACAATTAAATAGGAGAATAAAATGACTAATGGAGAAAAAGCACTAAACAAAGCGATTGACCAAGAGAAATCTAAAGACGAACGCTTTAATCAAAAACTTAAACATTGGGATTACCTAAGCAATTTAAGTCGTGAAGAGTTAATAGGTTTATGTATGACTTATAGATTTGAAGGGAAAGCAAATGGGTAGATATTATCATGGAGATATAGAAGGCAAGTTTATGTTTGCAGTTCAATCAAGCGATGATGCAGATTTTTTTGGAGTAGTAGGACAACCTCCTGACACTCATCTTGAATATTGTTTTACAGACGAGGATTTATCTAAGATTAAAAAAGGTCTTAAAGAGTGTAGTTTGCAATTAGGTAACAATCGCATACGCAACAAGCTCGATAAATTTTTTAAAACACGGGATAGTTATAATAATGAAATGCTTACCGAAGAATTCGGGTGGCATCCATTAAGAGTAAAAGAAATTTTAAAATGGTATGCTCGTGTTCAATTAGGAGAGCAAATTTTAGAATGTGTTGAAGAGTATGGAGATTGCAATTTCCAAGCAGAACTTTAGTTTCTCCAAGAAAAACCCCCGACTATTAATCGGGGGTTTTTTATAGTCGGGGTCGGGGCAGCTTTGAAGCAGCTTTAAATAATTTATACCTGGAAAATTTATGCCTGGATAAGTGTAAAACTTGGGGCAGCTCGGAACTCCAGTCGCCCCAGGTCTTGGAACGACTGGCGTAATCGAACTAGCTAAGTTCGATTACGTGATGTCCGTTATCTGAATTATCACCGTCATTCTCATCTATACCAAAATACATAGAATAAGATAAATAGTCGTCAGAATAAAGATACTTATCATCTTTATAATAATGATATTTAAAATCTTCCGTTGGATAGTCTGACAATGCTTTGATAAATTGTATCATAACATTTCGAGGCTCTAACCTAGAAAGTGGGTCGCTTCCGTTGCCTTCTTGTAATTTTAAAACTTTCTTTTTAAAATCAATCGCCCAATTTCTTGCAAAGTCAGCAAATTGTTGACCTCCCCAATGATGGAATAAAACTACACTTTTATCGCCCCATTCCATATCTTTATGACTAAATTGTATTGATACTCTATCGCCCATTTTTTTCTCCTTATTTATTATAGTTGTTGACAATACCATATATTACCATTAAGATATATATAATGTCAACAATAATAATGGAGAATAAAATGAAGAACTTAATGAATAAAACAAGAACTGCCGAAAATCCATACGCTACCTTTAAAAAAGGTAATTTTGTTAGCCACGTAATTCGTGCCTATACTACTAAACAGGAACAACATTCTCGTTGGTACACTGTTGCAAAATCTGACCTGACTTATGGAGCGTATGAGTATGGAGATGCATACATAAAAGAAATCACTGATAATCTTGAACTTGTATACGCATCACCTGAATTTATAAAGCAATATCCTAAGCTTGCTTTTAAGTTCCAAGTTAAAGACAAACTTAAAAAGCAAGGGCTGAATGAAGAATGGATGGCTGACCATTTAGAAATAATCACCTAATAACTTTTTAAGATTTCTAGCTAAAGGGTCGGCCTTCGGGTCGGCCTTTTTTTATGGTCGGGACCTGGGTCGGGTTGTCGGGAATCGGGTTAAGTGGTTATGAGATTAGATTAATATAAACAAAGTAATATATATATGAACCAGGTATATGTTCCAGGCAAAGCAGCTCATGAGCAGCTAACAAAGCAGCTTATAACTTCCAGGCAAATTTTTTTCCCAGACATCAACCAATTAAAAAAAAGTTGTTTTTATATTGACGTTCCATATATTACCATGTTAATATCTTAGATATTAAAGCAATTAAGCTTTATGTAAATAGAAAGCTAGAAATATGAAAAAGAAAATAAACCTAAAAGCTGAGCAATTACAAAGCAATGAAAATAATATAGATGCTTTTGTAAAAGCAATAGAAGAGAATAAAATTCTTAACGCTAGAATTAAAGTTAACAACGCATTGTTAAAAGATGCAAAGGCATTGTTAGAATTACATGATAGTATCGAAGGAGAGAACCTTAATATAACTATGACTTCTTCTATTGTTCCTGAACATATTGTTAAAGAACATACTCGAAAAGCATTAAAGATTAATAGATTTTAACCAATAACAAGGGGCGTTTTAATACGCCCCTTAATATAGAAAGCTAGAATTATGAAAACATTCAATGGACATAGAAGTTGGAACGCTTGGAACGTTTCATTATGGTTAAGTAATGACGAAATATATTATCATTTATTCGTTGCTTTAATAAAAGAGAAAGGAATACAAAAAGCAACTAATTCAATCTATCATTATTTAAAAGGTGGCAAAACTCCTGACGGTGCAAGTTATAATAGGTTAAGCGTTAAGTTAGCCTTGGAAGGGTTAGAGGTCGAGTAATGGAAACTGAGTATAGAACACTCAAAGAAGTAAGACATAGTTTACCTATAAAATTTACGCAAGAACAATTTGCTAGATTATTAGGCGCAAGTAAACCTACTATTGCTAGATGGGAAAGTGGCAAAGGTAAAATGAGTGGGGGTTATTATAAACTGATATGTTTATTACAATATGATTATGTTTTTTGGTATTTATTTAACTTAAATAAACCTTTTAAACATTTAAAAGAAGTAAAGAATAATCGGGCTTAGGTACTTAGGTAGCAAGGCAAATTAATATTTGTCTTGCACCGACCCCCCACCAAGCAAAATCGGGCGGCTTTCTTCTACAGAGCGCAGGTATGTAGTGTTTTGAACATATAATTTGATATATATTGAAAATCCGTTATATTAGTCCCATGTTCAATGCACCGGAAGAAGTGATACGTGAAGTCTTGGCCTTGGAACAAGCTAAGAAAAACCTTGGTATTAGGGCAAAAGCACAAGAAGATTTTATGTCTTTTGTTAAACACGTGTATGATGGATTTATTGAAGGCGATCATCATAAAAAAGTTGCACAAAAATTTGAAAAGTTAGCCAAGAACCCTGGTTCACGGATCATTGTTAACATGCCACCACGACATACGAAGTCTGAGTTTGCCAGTTACTTGTTACCTGCGTGGTTAATAGGTAAGAATCCTACCCTAAAAATTATCCAAACAACGCATACGAGTGAATTAGCGGTACGTTTCGGAAGAAAGGTAAGGAATCTTATGGAGCTTGAAGTGTATAAAGCTATTTTTCCTGACGTGGAGTTGCGTGTAGATTCCAAGGCAGCGGGTCGATGGGAAACGGCACAGGGCGGTGAGTATTATGCAGCGGGTGTGGGCGGAGCGATCACGGGCCGTGGTGCAGATTTATTGATTATTGATGATCCGCATTCGGAACAAGATGCATTGTCGGAAACGGCGATGGAGAGTGCGTATGAGTGGTACACGTCTGGGCCGAGACAAAGGTTACAACCTGGGGGATCTATTGTGGTGGTTATGACACGGTGGTCCTTGAAAGATTTAACGGGGAAATTGATTAAGGCACAAGGAGCGGATGTCATGTCGGATCAGTGGGATATGATAGAGTTTCCTGCTATTTTACCGAGCGACAATATATTGTGGCCAGAGTTCTGGAAGAAAGAAGAATTGCTCAAGGTCAAGGCATCGTTGTCCCTGGGCAAATGGAATGCGCAGTGGCAACAGAATCCGACGGCGGAAGAGGGTGCGATTATTAAGAAAGAATGGTGGAATGTATGGGAAAGTGAAACGGTGCCCCCGGTCAGTTATATTATGCAGAGTTATGACACGGCGTTTTCGAAAAAAGAGACGGCGGATTATAGTGCGATTACGACCTGGGGAATATTCCAACCCGAGGAGGGGGGTCCAGACCATATAATTTTATTAGATGCGCGAAAAGGAAGGTGGGACTTTCCAGAGTTGAAGAGTACGGCGAAAGAGGAATACAAATATTGGGAACCTGATATGGTGATTATTGAAGCGAAGGCTACCGGTACCCCGCTCACGGACGAATTACGGACGATGGGGATTCCTGTTATTAATTATACACCGAGTAAAGGACGAGATAAACATACAAGGATGCATATGGTGGCTCCTATTTTTGAGAGTGGTATGGTGTGGGCACCGGATAAAAAATTTTCAGAAGATGTTATTGAGGAGTGTGTAGCGTTTCCAAATGGGGATAACGATGATTATTGCGATAGTATGAGTATGGCACTTATAAGATATCGTAAGGGAGGGTTTATAAAACTTGACAGCGACCCCGAAGATGAGGAACCTATGTATCGAATACAAGCTCGTCAATTTTATTAGGGAGAAAAATAATGGAATGGATTAAAGGCAGAATGAAAGAACCTTCAACTTACGCTGGCGTAGGAGTGGGTGTAATAGGCATTGGCATTGTAGTCGATGAGCCTATATGTATTTTTGTAGGTATTGCTGCGGCGGTACTATCTTTCATATTGAAGGAGAAAGGAATACTCTAATATGGCAATTCCTTTAATAGGAGGATTGTTAGGTGCAGTTGGCGATATCGCTGGTACTTGGGTCAAGGGCAAGATGGAAGAGAAACGTGCCCATACGGAGATCAAAGTTGCTAAAGCAAAAGCCGAGGCTACTGTTTATGAGAAGCAGGCCACTGGTGAACTTGACATGGAAAAATCTCTTACCGAACAAATGGGAGGTTCATGGAAAGATGAAGCGTGGACTATCTTTTTTATTGCAGTTTTAGCAGGGTGCTTTATACCTTGGACACAGGATGCTGTGAAGCAAGGATTTATATTTTTAGATGAGAGCACACCGGATTGGTTTGCCAACTGTATATATATTAGCATTAGTGCTTCTTTTGGCTATCGTGTAGCTAAGGGTGGTGTAGGAATGATTGGTGCAGTAAAAGGAAACAACAAAGTTTCTAAAAAGGTTACAAAGGAAGAATAAACTATGGCACAGGAAAACGGACGACTACCTCCGTCACAAATTGATTCAGCGATGCCTGGAATGGGCGTACCTTTAGAAGGCGAAGAAGAGATTGAGATTGAAGTAGATGAAACGGAAGATAACGGTGAGCCAACAGAAATAATAGAAAACGAAGATGGTTCTGTATCGTTAGATTTTAATTCCTCTGTTCAAGAAGAGTTGTCGTTGGAGCAAGATGCGAATTTAGCGGATGTTGTTGACGAACGTCTTCTTATGGATTTAGGAAGTGAGCTTATAGGTTTATACGAAGAAGATAAAGAAAGTCGTCAAGACTGGGAAAATTCTTACGCTGAGGGACTCAAGTTATTAGGATTAAAATACGAAGAGCGTGATGAACCTTTCCGTGGGTCTAGTGGTGTTAC